TAGACCTAACAGTACTAAATAAACCATCATAGTCAACATGCCCCATAACCAACCGAGCACGTACTGATTCCAGCCCATAATATATTGGACAAGTAGGCCTAAAAAGGTAACAAAAAAACAGGCCCATAGCACATGACGTATGAATTTAATATATTGATTCATAAATACCTCACTATTTAACCTGTTTATATAACATATTCATAAAATTATATAAACCCTCTATTTTACTAATATATTCACATACTCAACTTCTAAAAGTTGAGCAACAGTTGAGCAACTGTTTTAATTTTAAACGAATTATAACGAGCTTAATCCGCTATTTCTTCAATTTTATAAGATATCATTAAATCGTCGATAAGACCTCTTACACCTTCCTCGTTGTATTCCTTCGGATCAAGAATGACTTCCGCAATCCAGTCAGCGGTCCAAACGTAATCAACCCCTTCAGGCCATACGAAATTAGGAAACTCTTCCTCCATATCGCCATCATCCCATGCCTCTTTATCCCACTTGCCAATGCATGGAGATTGGCGCATTTCATGCTCGTATATCATGTCCCATGCTTCCTTGTAAGTTTCTGCGGTTCCCATGAACCAAGGCTTTTGAGTTGCGGTACTGTAGATTTTTAACATTTTAGGTTCCTCCCCATATAATCGTTCCATACCTTGGCGCGTTACAAGCCAATTCCGCCCAGACTTTCTAGCTTCATCATCAGTAAATTGTTTAATTGCGTATCTTTTTAAGCAACATTGCTTTATAGAATCGGCAGGTACCTTCCATCGTTCCCCAGCCTCTTGTGTAGTCATTACATCATCTAATTTCATTATAGTACTCCCAATATAACTAATAGATTATAAACAGATATTACAAAGGCAAAAATACTAATTATTAAAGTTACTCTTGAAATCATATGCTCGCCATTGTTATAATAGTTAGGAAGATTGGGGCTCTTTCGAGCCCCTGTGGTTACTGATTTAATAACTGTGCTATCGCAATTGCTAGCTGGATAAACGCGGTTATTATTGGTAGCCACTTTTTTGTTATCTTCCTTAACTTCTTCAATGGCATCACCTCCTTCCTTATGATTATATTATAACACTTCGCCGTGTTATATGCAATAGTTTTTTATAATTTTTACAAACAAAAAAAAAGGGCCTACTAACCTAGATATTATCTAAGCTAGTAGGCCCTTCTGCATTTTATCAAAACTATACTACCAGGAGTCCACCCGCTCCTGCTCAGGAGATATATAGATCACCTCGCTATCGACGAATTACTACTCCGATTATCGCTCCCGCTCCCACAACCTGGGATAGGTTGCGTTGCACTCGTAGTCGCTTGATTGTTCTCTTGTCGTTGTCTATTTGCCCTTTCAATTCGGTCAAAGAGTTCTGCATTTCTGACAAGGTAACTTCTTGCTTCATGGATAGCATTTTGGCTTTCATCAATTCGGTTTCCAATGTCGATATTGTATTGTGCGCTTCGTTCAATTCTTCCTTTTGCTTCATGACTAAGCTTTGAGCTTCGGTCAATGGAATACTGGATGTCTCGATTAAGCTTAACGCTTTCGCGTTGTTGGCTTTCAATTCGTTCCACTGTGTTAAGGGGATCGTTATTGTGCCCTCCGCTTGGTTGGTAGAAGATATATCCGATGCAAAGCACGGCGAGGCACACAATACTACCGATAAGAATATAGCGGTTACGAGTGCGATCAAATAAGCTTTTGATCCTTTCATACATCACATTCCTCCTGCGTAATCTGTGATACCTCGTGCAATAGCTCGGACGATAGTATCTAAATCGTTCGTAAGCATAGCATGGTCTTCTTCATTGTCAATAAAAGCCATTTCAACAAGAACTGCTGTTGCATCTGTGCCGTTTAGGACCCAAAGGTCATCACGTTTTTTAACGCCCCTGTCTACCGTATTAATGCTTCGGATAATTTGTGATTGGATATCATTGGCCAAGCGTTGCCCATTAAAGGACTTGTACAAAGTTTCAGTCCCTCGTGCTTGCGTGTTGAAGGCATTGCAATGGAGCGACACAAATATATCTGCGCCCCAAGAATCAGATTCGGAACATACAAGACCTAAATCATCATCTTGTAACGTGCGAACTTCGCACCCTGCTGTTTCTAAATAGCGTGCTAACATTTTGCCCGCATCACGTGCCACATCACATTCGCGGGTACCATACACAGGATTCACTGCGCCACTATCTAAGTTAATGTCGTGTCCTGGATTAATAAATACTTTCATCGTTTCTCCTCCTTTTCTAATTGATCGGGAACGCCGTTACCGTCCTTATCTATCCAAAGCGCCAAGAACCCCACAAGGGCTGTTAATACGCTAGGAATAAATATATGGTCAATAATGTTAATCCCTACTTCGATTAGCTTGTTAGCTTCAGTTGATACATAACCTTTGGCAAATGCCATACAGTATTCGATTACCACTAATAAAATAGGTACTAGCATTGTTAGTACTAGTATCCTTGTTGCAAGAACACCTGTAGGGTGGAAGTTGGCCACCCTTACAGATTGATATGATTTTTTAATTGTATTGATGAGATTTGGTGGTATGTTCATGCAATTCCTCCTTAATATCATCAACACGAGCTTCGATACCATCGACTCTTGATGTCAATTTAACATGCTCGGTATATGCTTTGGTTCGTTGCTCACGAGACAATTTAATTTCGTCCTTTAAATCCTTTAGCGTATCAGTGAGCACGCCCATTTTTTCCTGAAACATTAAAGTGTCTTGCATTCGTTGCAAATCCAACTTTTCGAGCAATGGAATAACTAAAACCTTATATCCTATACCTGCAACTATACTGACAATAGTCAACGTGGTTAGAATATCATTCAGTTCGAATTGCCATGTCCACATTTAATCTCCTTCCGTTTGTGCTTCGCTTTCATTTAAAGAGAGTAAATCATTGTGCACGCATCCTTCATTAGGACACGTACCATCTTCGTTGAGTACTTCCCAACAGTACTCACAAAATTCCATTACAGGAACTTTACTTTCTCCAACATATTTAGGCATATTATTGCACCTCCTTAATACGCGCTACCATTTCTCCATTTAATTTAATGTACTGTGCGCTAATAGCTGTGGTAGGTTTTCCCATTAGCAGTAATCTGCGTTGGGCTTCTTCTAGCGTTTTAAATCGAGGTTCATACTCGGCTTTTATAGCGTTTATTTTTTCTTCTTTTGTTGGGATGTATTCAATTACTGGTGCGTCTTCGAATATGCCATTTTTATATACTTTTCCATCAAGAAAAGCATCTAACATGGCATCTCCGCCATATATATATTGAGCAGCATCAGGATATTGCTCTTTAGCTTGCTCAAGCAAAGCCTCTTCACCGATAGGTACTATCATATTATCTACGATGGACGTAATTCGACGTCCATCTGCATCAAGGACATGAATATAATTGTTCATTTCTTTTATCCTTTCGTTATTAATAGGAGAAACATATGAATAGTACTGTTAAGCACTACCCAAGAAATGCGTATCTCCGTATGCACCGCAAAAGTGCGTGCGTTGAAACGCTTAAAAGTTTGTACGAAAAATGGCTGCCTACTCGCTTTGGAATCGTGAGTAAATCAGCCATCGAATCATATCGCATTGCCTATGATCATATTCAATCAATTGCTAATATTCCTATTAACTTAATCAAATATTCTGATATGCAATGCGTGATTGATAATATGAGAGATAATGGCCTTTCTTATGCATCTGCCAAGAAGGTCCGCACATTACTTTCATTATTATCTAAGTATGCAATTGTTAATGATATTGATATTAAGGATTACACCCCTTTTCTTAATCTTGGCCACGATGTTAGCGTGTATCCTCACAGGCCATTTACTCGCCAACAGATTAATCGATTGTGGAGCCTTAATACTACAGATACATATGGAATTTTAATTCTTCTATATACTGGAATGCGTTGCGGCGAATTGCTATCACTTCGCAAAAATGATATTAACCTCCGTACTAAATGCTTAATCGTACGTCAATCTAAAACTGAGGCTGGCCGTAATCGTCTAATTCCTATTCATAGTCGAATATTGCCAATAGTTACAACCTTGTATCACAATTCATTAGATAGTATAGTACCTATCTCTTATGCTCAATTCAGTAAGCAATTTAAATTAGCAATGACTTCAATCAACTGTTCCCATTCAACGCATGACTGTCGTCATACAGTAGCTACCCTATTAGATAAATACGGCGCATCACCTACTGCAACTCGTGCTATTCTTGGGCATAAACACGGTGATATTACAACCAAAGTCTACACACATAAGGAACTGCGTGAATTGCGTAAGGCCATTGAGTTATTGCCATAGAACCAATGGGGAGTAAGCGGCGAAGATGGACAATATCATAATTGGATAATTCCTTATTCTACCTGCTTTTTTGCTAAATCTGAATACCGAAATCCACGTGAAGCAGATTGGAATTTAATCACCGAATATGACCAATTAAAATTCAAAGTATGGTTCACGAATGATAATGTATTTAAGTACCCCAATATCAAATGTAGCGTATTTTCGTTTGGTGTTTCTACTTAATTACCAATAGCTAAATAGACAACACCATCAAGAGTATAAGCTGCATGACTAGCATCAGCAACAAGAGTAAATCCTGTTGTGCTTTTATTAGTATGATAGAATACCTCATTACCTCCTAATGACGTTTTATGTTCTATAGATGGCCAAATGCCTAAACACTCATTATCAAAAGCTGTAGGAAATGTAATAGGATAAGTAGTTCCATCATACATGTATACGCTTTTCTTGTATCCCCATTGGTTACGATAAGCCTATAGCGATATAATTATGTCCATAAAATCTAAATGCAATATCAGTTGATGTTAATTTTATTTCATCATCATAATTGTTGGTACTCGCCATGCCTGCCGAACCAAAAACCGAGCCAATCGCCTTAAATGGCGTACTAAATCTAATAGGTAATGTCGCTTTTGATTGATATTCTGATGTATTGTGAGAAGTTTGTCCCCATTGGTTATGTGCGACCTATGTTTATCCAAAACCCATTGTTTATAGCTTTTGCAATATGATTACCAACATAACCGCTGTGTAATTCAAATCCAGTAATGGTAATGTTATTGGCTCGAATGCTAGCCTCATACAGCCTCTTAGGCTCATCCTTCATCATAGTTACGGTTCCGTATATTTCTATGTAAGAAATTAGATAAGATACATTTGCTTGGTTTTCTTTGAATTGTCCCCATTGGCTAATTAGTAACCGATGGCAAAATAAGCAAATCCTTGGGCTGTACCGCTAGACTTACTTTCATCAGTAATTAATTTACACCCCGTGTTGGATTCATTTGTATAGTAGATTGTATAATTGCCTCCTTCCACACTATTACGTTTTAATACAGGGAAAACGCCAAGGCATATACTAGCATATGCAGTAGGAAATATTACATCGTAATTGTATCCATCTCCAATTGAAATATTCTTCTTACTTCCCCATTGGCTAAAATCCAATAGCGCCCCAACGTATAGAGGTGACGTTATTTTGTGCAGACATATACGTGAAGTTGTTTATTGTTATTTCTTTAACGGCACTACTCGTCCAATTATCATTATCTAAGGTTGCTGGCGCTATGTTAGTGACTGCGACGAACGGAGGGAAAGTAAAAGGTATTATAAAGTTACTAACGCCATCGTATATAGTCCTAGTAACTGCGATATTTGACTTTCCCCATTGGATAGTGAATCCATTAGCATACTTCACGAAACCGCTTTCTCCAAAGCGTTGCGCCACTATTCCACCTTCGCCTAGCTTGGTTTTTATATCTTTCAAAGTAGCAACTGGATTTTCTTGCCAGTCAGTCGCCCCAAGGATTTTGGCAATCGCATCTGTAATTGCCGGGTGAGCAGAAATATCTGTATTATGAGTAGCTAATTGATTCTTTAAATTCTGAAGTAGCCCTCCGTGTGCTCCTGGGTCCATATTATGTGCTTCCAAATCATGCACAGAAGCTACTCCGTTATCCGAAATAACCGCTTGCACCTTTTCCGCATTGCCAACCACAGTAGTAATCGTAAATGTGTAGCTATCCATTGGCGTATTCTTATCTGGGATGTAGTCAACGTAGTTGCCCCCATTTGTGTAGGAGAAAAGCACCTCTTGTCCATTCTCGCCAGCTTTGGCCATGAGCCCTATTTCTCGTGCATAAAAACCGGCTTCAAGGTTTTTATTCGAGAGTAGCCCCTGTACCATGAATTGTCCATCGCCTGTTTTAACACTTTTAGTAATCGCCAATTCCAGGCGCTTATCAGTTAACGCCGTAGCGCGTGGAATTGATGCGGGCATATCGCCTGCACCAATAACGATTTTTGTAAAAATCAAAGCCTGCTTACTAGCATTAGCTTCCGCAATAATATTTGTCCCCGCCATTGTAGTAATGACGGCAGGATATTTTGCCATGTAGACCTCCTATATATGAATATATTGGTGAACGGTAACAATACCGCCGATATAGATTTGTTGCGTTTGTGGGCCTGTCGCGATTTTTAAGCTAGGTTCAGCTACGGCACTGCCTGCAGCTGTTGCAATACCACCGACATACACGCCGCCTGAATTAATAGCGTGCACATATTCGATACCATCTAGCCAGGACCGCTTATTCTTAACGAATTCCAATATACGAAGCACGCGCTCCCGTATATTGGGTGTCATCATATAACCGGACATCTGCAGCTTAAAATGATAAGGCTTGCCACCCTCGTAGTCCCAGTTCTCCGCAACCTCACAATCTGAATAAAGCTCTCCAATAGCTTCCTCAACTAACCCAACGGTGCCCTTTCTTCGATGCCAGGCGATAGAGCTCAAAATTAATTTAATCTTTTGTTCTCTCGCTACAGCTTCATCGTAAAAGTCAACGTGTAAATGCCAGGCTAACTCATCTAGTATTGGCGTGCTTAACTCATTAAGATGCGACAAGATAGTTAGTCTATCCACGAACGGCATCAACGCCATAAGTCGCAAGGTGGTTACTTCCGCTAAGGCTTGAACATTAGCATCATTAGCAATCGAGCTCGGCAGCGTATCCTTTAATTTGAATTTGTAGAGATCATTCATGCTCTACACCCCCATATGTGATAGTCTTACTAGTACACTGCGCCAATTCCACTTGGTAGCCATCTTCCTTCTTGCCGTCTTTCACAACAGTAAATACAGGGGATGTTACGCTAACACGTTTAGCCCCAGCTTCCATTACACGGCGAATTAATTCAGATGGAATGATATCACGCCCCACTTTTCCGGATTGCCATGTTATGTAATCCGTAACAGCCGCATCAACGCGGCTTTTAATCGTGTCTGCGTAATACGAATTATCTGAATCAATATAGTACTGAATATCGATACTATAATTCTTAGCAATTGGCGCTTTTACAGACACATTATCAGTAAGTGGCCGCACCTTCTTATCAGTGAGAGTGGCTTCCACTAATTTAAGAATTTCTTCTCCAGCAATTTCCCCCGATACTAGACCAGGATATACAACTACATCTCCCGGCTTAGGGGATACCACTTTTACGGAACTAATAAGAGCGGATGCTTTTTTGGTAAAAAACTCATAGGCCCCTTCCGCACCGGCACAAGAAAAGCTTTCAGGTGCTTCTCTAATACGTTCGCGAAAAGCATCGTCTGATTCAGTGTCAGCACCACCTTCTGAGATTGTAATATTGGTTACACTAGCGATATATGGGATTGGATCCACAAGAATGGTAATTGACCCTACTGGATAGCCATTCCCTTTAGCTGAAGCTTCCGTACATACAGCCCTTACTTGTATCATGGTTTCAGTAGCTGATAAGTAGTAAGGCTCAGTAGTTGCAAAAAACACATTATCACCGGACGTGAAGCGTGTGCCTTTTGGAATAGCTATCCCTTCAGGCCGTGCCATTGATGCAGTCAACTTCATAGTAGTGACCGCGCCCGTAGCTTGTAAGCGTTCTACGCCTAGGGCTATACCTATATGGTCTAGGTTGTTGCCTCTAGCATATGCCAGAAGATTCTGCTTGCCCGTATCGTTGATGCGGTTTAGCAATAAAATCACAATATTAGTAATCGTTAATAGGAATAAGCGAATAGGGTCCGCCGGTGCTAACTTTCGCCCAGTAACAGAGGCGTAGAGGGCGAATATTTCCTTCTCAACGGCTTCTTTATCCGCCGTGACAAAGTTGATTTCTGGTAAATTCATTATTATCGCCTCCACGGTGGTAAATTAATAGTCGCCCTTATATCTACATCAGGGCATTTCAAAATAAGGTTAGCAGGTAATATCACATATTGAGCGTACTCTTGATTGGCTTCTAGCAGCACATTCATATAGGCTTCGCTGCCATACACTTTAAATGCAATACCGTCCCACATATCCCCTTGGATGGTTCTATATTGATTCATAGCCACCTACACTTTCTAGCCATTCGTCTTTTATAGCAATTGATACCTTAGGCAACAAATGTCCTTCTTCCGCATCTGTTGCTTCCGTTCTTTCAAAGTCAACGGACACAACTCTGCAACGTGGCTCATATTCAGTAATGGCCCGAATCACCTCCGCGGATATTCTGGCCATCGCTACAGGTAGAGGCAAGTCGATGACGGTACCATCAATACCAAATCGCCTATCAAGCGGTACAGAAAATTGCGTTGTAGAAATAATGGTTCGCACATTTTGAATAATCTCAGTAAGAATATCCTTAGGGGCAAAATCAATGCCGTCAAGACGAGCGCTTACGTCAATTTGCATTTGTATCGCCTCCTTGTTTAGGTGTGATTACAACTTTAGGAATATCGGGAGCCTCCTTCAGCGTTACATTAATAGATGCGGATAATACATTACCTCGATTATCAATCGTATTCATGGCGGCACTTATACTTGTAATCAGTAATTTATGCTCACTAAATGGTTTACCATTAATAATCAACTGCTCGGCTTGCCCTTCTTGGCACATCTTGGCCACCGCTTCAATTTCTTTTAAAGGATCAACGCCCAATAGCTTATTAAAGTTCATTGTAAAAGAAATTTCATCTGCATCAGGCCCCAGGAATTCAAGTATTGGCTTTTGCCCTATGATTTCTTGAGACGCTGTTCGAGCGTTGATATTCCGTGCCAATGCATCGAACGTACGTACAGTATGAGAGGATGCCACAAACACAATTTTTCCAAAGCTTCCTAATTGACGCTGAGGAAGGTAGCCCCCCAAGCCAAACTTATCAGCTAAATTAGATAGGCGAGAGTAAGCCACATCGCCTAATTGCGTATTTTGTAAATTCTTTAAACCTTGTGAATTAAGGTTCTTCTTATAATTGGCAGCAGTACTGCCTAATTTACTAAATAATGATATGTTACTCACCTCCTATCCATTCGGCGTGCCTGTGCTTCCGCCTCCAGGAACAACACCACCGTGCGTGTGAGACACTAAACTAATTCCGTTAACCACTACATCCCCTGAAGGAGCATTAATAGTTAAATTACCGGTACAATTAATGACGAGCCCTCCACCGTCCGCATCATAGGAGACAGTCGAGCCGTCCGCAAATTTAATGCCGTGGATATTCTGCCCATTAAAAGAGGGCTTATCCTTGGCATTATACGTAGTGCCTAAGATGTAGCCCTGGGACAAATTATTATCTTGCGGTAGGAATAAACACAATACCTGTTCGCCAACACCTGGCATCCAGTAGTGTTTATTATTTTGTGATCCGTGTGAAAGTACTTCGAGTGGATATGATACTAAATCGTCACGGTCCGGGAATGTTACCCTCGCCGTCATAGTTGAAGGGTCAGTACTAGATACGATTCCGTCACGAATTAAATTTTTTAACGCTACACTAATATCCATCTAAGCACCTCCTTATATCTAGGCTTTGTGTATATCCGCCCCCTACCTTATGGGAGCATTTACTAATGATATACTTACCATCGAATTTACCGAATCCTTTTAAATTGATTGTGGCTGATGCTGCCAATACGATATGTCCAAGCATAGCAACAGAACCAGTGATTTCATTCTTGTTCTTTTCGCGCAGCTTTTTCTTGGCCAAGCGTTCGGCTTCTGCTTGAGTCTCACAACTTTGGTTAACTTGTAATATCTTGCCTTGCGTTTTGTGTGGGTCCTTGAACGTATATTCAATAGTACTCTTTTGCTTAGTGCTCTTGTGCTTCACGTGGCATCCCCAATACACATCCTTTAATGATGTCTTTAAAGAATAGCTACCTTGATAAGGAATGACTTCCCCAAGTTCCTTAATTTGTTCTTCTGTAAGGTCTGTAGGCATTGGCCCTTTAATTAGCGTTGCGACTACTTTTTCTGTTTCGAATTTTGTTTCATCAAAAATAATCACTTGCTTATCTGAAACCTTTAACGCCAGCCCGTTATCCTTACAGACTTTCATCAAGAATTCTAAATCAGATTGGTCCGACTGCTCGACCCTATCTAATTTGATTGTTTCGGGTGTATCATAAAACAATTCAAGCCCCGCACCTTTTGCGAGCTCCTCCGCAACAGATTTGAGTGTAGTCGTCTCCCATGACTTACTCTTCAATTCCCCTCTTAACTTGGATTCATCTGGAACACTAACAGCCCCTATAGTGACCTCGTGCGGTGGGTTTTTACAAGTAATTTCATCAATTTCAAACTGCCCGCATTTCATTTCTATCTCGTCCCCGAGTTCATTCCAGTTGTGGAATATAATTGATGTGGTTAACTTCGCCCCTTTTTCAGGAAACCAGTCGGACATCCAAAGCTCTTCTATATCGTGTAGTGTGATGGATATATCGTCAGCTTCTCCGGACATTACATCGTTAAAGCTGAAATCCTTTAAATACGGAACCAGGTCTTGTGTAATGTCCTTTTGGTCATACTGCAGTTTGACAGTAACATAGCGCAAATTACTAGGCATAGCTTACACGCCCTTTCCGGTTTTGAATTTCGGCAAGGCGTGCTTCTAGGTCATCCAACGCTCCGCCTACAGCGCTTTTAATTTGTTGTACAGCACTTGCATCCGCATTACCATTAATAGTGATGTTGATTGGTGCTGATACAGATACTGTAGAGTTGCCTTCACCAGGGAAAAGCCCCATCATAGCGCCTGTTTGACGCCATAAGGCTTCTGCTCTTGGCGTCCCATTAATTGGAATGGCAGCTTCATCAGATTCTTCGGCAAACGTAGTAAGGAACGCGCCTTTCCCATAAATACCGCCTTTCGCGTTATGTTGTACGGATTGTCCATTAGCTGTTGCCGTGCCTTCTACTCTTGCTTGAATTGGTTTACTAAAAATGGACCTAACCCATTCCCATTTTTCACTAATCCAATCGAACAGACCTCCGAGTTTACTCATCACCCAGTCGTAGAATTGGCCAAGCGCTGCTTTAGGGTCTTCCCATAATAGAGTGAACCAGGCTTTCACTTGGTCCCAGTTAGCAATTAACCCCATTGCCGCATAAATCAGCCACCCTATAGGGCCTGCCATGAACGCGATAATGGCAGCTGTAGGGGATTCCCACATCGATGTGCAGAAGTCGGACACAATTTCAAAATGAGTGACTAACCATGCCAAAACACCAATTAATGCGGCGATAGCTAATATCACCAATCCTATCGGATTAGCACTCATCGCCGCATTTAACAACCATTGCGCCGACGCGGCCGCATAGGTCGCAACTGTGCCTGCTATCATCGCTGCTTTATGGACGCCTGATGCAATCACATTGCGCATAGTTGCCATACGTTCCGATTCCATCATAAGCCGATAAGCCGCATGTGCCGCCGTTACGCTGAAATAAATCGCTTTCACCGCTTTATAGGCAATTACCATGCCCGCTACTGCAACACTTGTCTTGATAATAGCTTCGGTAAGTTCAGGATGTTCACTTGCTACTTTTGATACATACGCAGCTTCATTTGCTAATGAATCACCCAGTTCTGCAAGGGTAGGCAACATCGTACTTCCTATAGAAATTGCCACTGACTCAGTCGCGGACTGTAATCGTGTCATAGCGCCCCGTGCATTATTTTGCATTGTTTCAGCCATAGTAGCAGCAGCGCCGTCACTGTTTTCAAGTTCTTTCGTCAAATTATCTAACGCATCCGGTCCTTGATCAATTACAGCTACCCAAGCTGATGCAGCGTTCGTGCCGAAGATAGTCGCAAGTGTAGCAAGTTTTTGCTCCTTGCTCATATCCTTAGTCTTATCTGCTAAGTCGCGAACGATTGCACCCATCTTACGCGGTCCGTTGGTATCATTCATGGAAATACCTAGGCTGTCTAGTGCGGCTTTGGCTTCTTCTTGTTGCGCTGTGGCTTCGCTTAACGAAAGCCCCATTTCCTCAATCGCTTTAGTTGATTTCGAGGAAGTGCCTGCTAACCGTAAGAAACCAGAACGTAATGCCGTACCTGCTGCAGATGCTTTAATACCACTGTTGGCCATAAGACCCGTAAGTGCGGCCGTTTCTTCTAAGCTTGCACCAAAGGCGTGCGCTACTGGTGCAGCGTACTTCATTGTTTCGCCCATCATTTCGACAGTTGTATTTGTCTTGGTGGTGGTTTTAGCAAATACGTCCGCCATATGCCCTGCATGTTCTGCGCTTAGGCCAAAGGCTGTAAGGTCATCAGATACGATATCAGCAGTACGCGCCAAATCCGTATTACTAGCTGCAGCTAAGTTCAAAAGCCCTGGCATACCTGCCATGATTTGTTGGGAATTCCAACCCGCCATACCGAGATATGTCATCGCTTCGCCTGCTTGTGTGGCGGAGAACATTGTTTTTTCGCCGAGTTCACGAGCAGTGGCCGTCAATTGTTGCATTGCCTTATCATCAGATACGGTGATTGCTTTTACCTTTGACATCACTGCTTCAAAGTCTGCAGCTTTAGATAGCATCCCAACGAGCGGAGCGGCCATTACAGCAGTAGTAGCCATTGTACTGCCTAAATCACTACGAGCACTTTTAGCATTAGCGTCGGCGGCAATTTTATTTTGCATTGCTTTTCTGAGTTTTGCGTCTTTGGCTGCCGTTTGGTCTAGCGCCTTACCGACTTTCTCCGTTGCGTTGCGGTAAGAGTCCATAGAGATAACGCCTTGCTTTAATGCAGAATCCAAAGCCCTTTGTTGCGCTTTCAACTCGGTCATTTTAGAGCCGTATTGCGTCAAAGTTCCCTTGGCTTGCTGCATCGAGGTTCTAAACCCTTGGGCTAAAGCACCATTTATAGCAAAAGCAATCTCAAATACTTTACCCGCCATAGTTCCTCCTTTCTTTTAAATTTGTGTACGCAAAAAGCGCTTGATGGATTAGTCCTCTTCCTCCCTCAAGCGCTTTTCATCTTCAAGAACAAATTCTAAATCGTCTATCCAATCTGCTATTTCAGCGATTGGGGTAGACATCCAAAAGTCTATGCCTCCGCACTCTCTAAGTCGGATGGCAATTCTTCGGCATTGTTGTCCGGGAGAAGTCCCATTTTCTCTGCCGAACCACGCAATAAAAAAACGCTTACCTCTGCGCACATTTCAGTAAATTCAGAAATTGGCATTGTCATTAATACCTTTGCACTTTCCTTTAATGCTATGGCGGCAACTTCTGCCTGAAATCGTTTAGAAAATGTAACGTCTGGGGTCATATCGCCTTCACGGCGGACACGAAGTTCCGCCTTTGTGAAGTCAAACCCAGTTAAATTGTTTAAGCCATCAATTAGCTTTTCGCGATCATATGTAGCCATTATTTACCCAATGCCTCCCTTACGGATGCTAAGTAATCAACACCATTGATTACACAAACATAGTTAAATTTATCAATTTCAGTACGAGTTTTACCACCGACAGTCATTTTGAAATATACAATTTCAAACTCTGTAGAGGTATCGGTTTTACTTGCCTGTTCAAATTTGCCAAGACCGATTTTCTTAGGCATCACTTTGGCATATACGCTAACTGCTTCCGGTACTAATTCACCTTTTGCAGAATCATATAATTGTTGTGCGCCACGAATTTCGATATCATGCACCTTTTGACTAGCAAGGTCGGTCACATCTTTATCAATAGTATTCCATTTAATGGACATGTTCATTGCCTTAGTTTGACCAAGTACGCCCAAATCAACTTCGCCGGCAATGCCCGCGCCCTTGATGGTGTCGCTGATAAATTCGATATCAGGTAAGGTTACATCGGCGTAACCATATAATTCTCTGCCGGAGCTAAAAATGGCAAAGTCAATCAACTTATCTCTATGTTTAGCCATGAGTTACCTCCCTTTTTAATTAAATAACGTGCTCATGTAAGATGAATCATATTCTTGGATGAAATCAACTTCACGAGCCGGTGTTGGCACACCTAAATATACATGGAATCGATAAATTCCGTTCAACAAATCTGTTATTGGGTTTTCAGATTCCAAAAATTCAACACGGGCGCCAAGAAGTGCGCCAGATGCTACGTGGCCATTTAGCCAAGCGTTGGCACTATTTACGACGTTATTAATCAATCGTTTATTCCCTGGGTCGTCAATTTTAGACCAGAAGGATGTAATTAGCGTGTTAGATACCCAGTTAAACATACGACGTACAGGGATAAAGGAATCCTTAACATCTGTATTAGATGGGTACGCTGTGGTACGATTGCCCCAGGCTCTCCAGCCACCGATGAAATTAAGCGCAGTAACGACACCTTGGCCGTTCAAATATGCGGCTTCATCTGGGCCTAGATAGATTTCAGTACCGTCTTTTAATACGGCGCTATCTGCTTGCAAGGACTCATTAGATGGAGACTTGTAAGGAATATCGTCATATTTGGCGTCTGTCTTAGCCATAAGACCTGCGAGTTGTGTGGATAAATGGAATTGACGATTAGCCAACGCTACTTTTGGCCAGCATAAAATTTGACGTTCATCGACGTAGTTCTTTTTATTTTTCCACTCGCTAACTGCAGTTGCTTTTTTAATTTCATCAGTAGGGGCATCACATAATGACATAGCTTGGAACATACCATTAATGGTAGTTTCTTTTGCTTTCATCACAGCAGCTACAAGTGTGTTATGGGACCAACCCGGTGCCAATAAGTTACCAGGAATTAAACCAAAGCGAGGGAATACTTCATTAATAAGTTCCAAACCCTTGCGTTTTCCTTCTGTATCCACACCGCCTACGATATCGTCGGCAGTTACCATAGATGGGTCTACATAATCATAAGTTACCCAAACAGATGTTGCGCTTTTGAGTGCGCCTGTAGCTACGATGCCAATCAACAATTTGCCTTCATCATTAAATGCCGCTGTGTAATCAACATTGATAGTTGCTGCCGCACCGCCATTGGTAGCAGATACTTTTAACGTGTTGAGTAATACCGGGTCTTCAATGGTTACGACTTTGTCCTGAATTTGCTTTTCAGTAGACGCTAACGTCTTCTTATGTTTCTTTGGATCAAGAACATTGATAAAAACAACCGGCGCCATTCCAAATAAAGAGAATTGGGAGTACATCGCTTCGCATAGCGTGTATTTATCCCATTCTTTAGAGTAGCCCAATTGGGTAGTGGCAGATGCGTAGTTGTAGCACAATACGGCTTTATTAGCTTCCGCTGGGTCCGTAGCTAAGTGCACAGGTGCGGTGCCAACATAAACCGGTAAGGCTGCCGTAGCTTCTGTCATAGAAATATGAGAAGTAGGTACCTCTCTTGTATAAATTCCGTGTCTATAGTTTCCCACTATCTACGACCTCCTTTTTTGAATTCAAGGTAAGCAGTGTTCATCGCTGTACCTTCTGTTGCTAATTCTTGCTGTGCTTCTGCAATCTTATTAATTGGCACAAACAACAAGCGTAGCATTGCTTTATCTTCACCTACCGTGGCAGGAATGCCGTCAATATAAACGGTACCTGTGGAAAGACCTAATTCAGCACTATTAGGACCTAAGTAGATTACTTGTTTAGCATCTTTAAATGTAACTGTTTTTTCCGCAGTCTCAATTGCTTCATTTACAATTTCAACTGGTGCATCAGCTTTTGCCATTAAATAATCATCTCCTCTCGTATTTGTTCGATATCATATTTAACTGTCATAAACCCCTCCCAATACGGATAGGCTTGATCCGGAGGGATGTCGGTATCAATTCCGTGTTTATCATCCATTACTAAACGGTACCGCTTAGCAATAACGGGATGGGCCAGTAGCGCTTGCCTTGTGGTTTCTAAGAAATTGGTAATCTCCATCCAGCCCTTTTCCACATCCTCGGAGTATACGCCGTGGATTAGAAATAGTTGGACAGTTGACCCCTGCAAGGTATCCTCAATCTTATTAATGCGAATAACAAGATGTGGATATTGGTCCTCCCTGGATGATTCTTTCATTTTTAAAAATCCCGGTACAACTAATAAAGGATTCCCCTTTACTTGTGCGTCATCGCTAAAGTAATTAGCGTGCACCTGTTTTAGGAACGCCCCCAAATCGGTTGCTAATTGCGTAGGTGTCATCGATTACCCTCCTATTAATGTGTCGAGCGCGAGTTCCATTTGCTTTTGCAATTCCTGCTCTGCTTTATTCCCAACAAAAGCGGATATCTTGGCATCACCCAATATGCTTGGTACCGAAGGGCCGTGAAATTGCCCTATCGGATACCTGTCTGCACCCTTACGATACATCGCCCCGATATGTCCACTCCTCATACGAGCAATAAAAGCATTAGGGATTGGCCCTCCGCCACCGTTCCGCATTACTTGCGCTTTGACTATGCGCCCTCTCCGTTTAGGCGGACTTTTTGGCGTAACTCTGAATTTAGTAAGAGCTATCGGTCTACCCTTTGAACGAATAAAGGCAGATAAAGTCATGCCCGCCTTATCCACCTTTATGGTTTTATTGATATTCGATTTAGTAACTAGGTACTCTTCGTTAACACGATCAACTGTAGCCTTTTTGATTTTAGGCAACGCTTTGTTGATAGCTTTTGCTGTGGTTTTCGGAGTACCAACGACTAGCGCGTCTATCTTAGCTAGCCCTTCCTTCAGCCCTTTTATGTCAATAGTTACACTCACGAGTTATTCCCCCTAAGGACAATATTTAGCATGCCCATATCATCTTCGCATGATTGGACCAACATAATGCGACCGTCAAAGCGAAAGATTTGATTGTACTCCGGCACCTCAGGTAAATCCCGCTTGGCCACGTGTACTATAATCGTGTCGTAAATCAGCCCATCAATATCCTGGCCCATGATTTCGACATGCTGCTTATCGGTAAGACCTTCCGTCACAGCATAGCACTGCGTACCATTTAGATTATGTACTTCGGCAAATTCATTGGAATTGATAAACACCTTTTCAATGTCATTTTGCGCAAAGTCCTTAAATCCCATGATTATTCACCTAAGATATTGATGAGTTCTTCACGAGTAGCGTTTTCCGGAACATCCAATTGTTCAGCAGAGGCCATTACGCGAAGTGCTTCATCAGATAAGAGTTCCAAGTTGACGTCCGCATCAGAAGCAAGGATATCGGAAATCATGTCCGCCTTTGTGGCTTTGCTTGCAAAATCAAGTCCAATAGATTTACCATAATCGGCGATATCCGCATTCGTCATAACGCCAAGAGCTACGGCTAAAGAGTCTTCTGCATTGTTTTTATCATCATCACCAACTACAACAGCTGCGCCTAAACGAATTAGGCGCTCTTCTTCATCTGCAGTTAAATCAGAGATAATATCACCAGGATTATACACATAATCGCCGGTATTAATCGCGTGCTTAGCTTGTACAGGCATTAGTCTTACCTCCTTTCAATTACAATACGTCCGCTACGAAGTAGGAATCTACATCAAATGGAACGTAAATAGGGCGAGATTGTAATTCCAAAAATACCGCATCAGGGTCACGATTAACCAATCGACGCAAAACATATTCGCCTTCATATGTTACAAAGTCCATACCTTCACCAGGGATGATTGTATTCGCACCATATAATTTAGTGAATTTAGCCATATCAGAAGCTACCAATAATTTACCAGTAGGCACCATTTCTTTTTCTTGGCCGTCTGTTGGGTCTACGTAGTAGTTGTCATAAGTAAATACGTTACATTGGATTTGGCCACCCATGAAGCCAACATAAACAGCGCCTTCCGCCATTTGTTCAAATTGCAAAAGACCCATTTCTGTACGACGGTTATCAAATAATGCCAAGATTTTTTTATCAGAAAGCATTACTTCTAATGTTTCAGAGTTCATGACCAACGTATTCGGATTAAAACCAGATGCTTTCAAGCATTTCTTTTTCCATTTGATAATGTTAGCCACAATTTCTGCAGCAGATTGGCCCCAACGTGCAGTACCAGATAAGGTTTCTTTATTGGTGAAATTAAAGTCCACAACGTCATCAATGCCTTCGCCTTTAATATGTGCTTGGCCATTAAGCAACACGTCGGCCGCCATAACTTCTTGTGAACGTACCAAGTTATCTTTTAATTCTTGCGTATCTTGCGCCAAGAGTTGGATAGCACGTTCTTCAGGAGTTACAGTGCCTGCAAATGGCTGTTCACCTGCTGAACGAACCTTGATATCATTTTCTGTAATAGGACGTTTTTCTTTCTTTTGTGCAGGTTTATACGTGGTTGTAGTCATACCTGTGCGTTGAGATAAGGGCGCAGTAGAGTTTGGCGCCACCCAAGGTGTAATAGTACGGCGACCTTTTACAATGTCAAAAGAAACTGTTTCTGTTAAAAACGTTTTTGTATCTTTGAAAAATAAGTCTTTCAAAAAGGATGGCACATCGGGAGTACGACGAACCACCGCAGCAAGTGTTTTTGGTGCATAAATATTATCCATGTGTCCTCCTTATTAACGGAAATAAATGTTGCGGGCTTCTGCTTTCGCTGTGAAGTCTTCCGCTGTTTTGCCAGAGGCAAATACTAAATTCACTGTAGCAAATTCACCTGTCACAGCAATTTCTGCTACCACGTCGCCTTTTGTAGCATCGATATCAGTCAATGCTACTCCGTATACATCAGCATCCGCGCGTTTAGCTTTTTTAGAAGTAGCTTCTAATTCTAATACTGTGCCCGCCTTAATTACTGCGGCATCTTGACCGATTGTTACTTTCTTTGTAACGACTGGCATTTGTGTGCCAGCAATTAGAGGTTTGTACTCTAACTTTTGTTCTTCCACGTATGGCATATTATCTGCCCTCCTTATTTCTTATTGCGTGCTTTCATTACACGATCAACAATTTGCATTGTTTTTTCGGAATCGTCGATATCCTCGTCAAGCACTTGACCAGGTACCGTGTCAACTTGATTAGATGCATTGTTAGCATCTTGCATCAATTGTTGTAATTGATTAGTTGGTTGTTCAGGTTGTGGCATATTGAGCAATTCAACAGCTACATCTTGAACAGTAGCGTATGTTTCATATTTAGCGCGATTGATGACTTCAGCTCGTGCTTCATTATTAATCCCATCAAGGGCTTGTAAACGTGCACGTTCAACAGCAACACCCGCATTAAATACTTCATCATATACTTCCGCATAATCTGTACGTAACAATTCAGCCGTTACTTCCATTGGCTCCTCTCCTTTCTCTTCATATTTATCAACAGGCAACCCTTTGAGTACATCCATACTCATTGGTAAGCCATTGACAATTAAGTCAGTGCCTTTACGGCATACAACCATTTGCAAGGATTCATCTACACTTGTGCAGAACCCTTTCTCCAATGCTTCCCTTGCTGTTAACCAAGTTTCATCATCCATCATGGTTGCGATTTCTTCACGAGTTAGCCCTGTGCGGGCTTCGTAAATATCGATAAGGTTTTCTTTTGTTTTACGTAATGATTCTGCGACTTTCTCAAAATCATCTGCTTCACCAAATGCATATGAGCTAGGGTTATGAATCATCATTTCACTGCCCAGCGCCATATGAATTTCATCGCCGGCCATTGAAATAATAGAGGCAATGGACGCCGCTAGGCCTTCGATAATAACAGATTTCTTATTTTGTAAAGCGCGCAATCGGTTGTAGATTGTAACGCCTGCAGATACTTCACCGCCTACAGAGTTAATATGTAAAACAATGTTTTGCGATGGATCCAATCCTTGGAGTTGTGATAGTACGTTAGAAACGCCTGTATCTTCGCCCCAATAATCGGCGCCGTTCACGACTACGCCATAAATATCGACGTCAATCGTCTCCGCTTCCTGAATCAGATTTAGCGGAGTTCGAATTTTGAACTGAAATTTGTTGTCCTTGTTCATTCAACAAGCCTCCTTCATCCATAGATTGGTGTTCTCGAATACGTTGTGGTAAGATTTCATTTTCATAGTCCATGCCAGTAAGCTCCGCGGCTTCCTTCGCACGAGTACTAAATGCATTCTTAACACGAATTTCTGCTGCAGTAGCTTCCTTCTGCGGGTCTAATTGGCCTTGCGAAGGTCCGTACCACTCAGCACCTAGCCACGCCTCCCGGATGATTGGATCATCAAAGAAACCTGGTGCGTCAATGCGACCTAATAGAATAGCCATTGTAAGCCACTCTTCGTAAATAGGATTGCAAAATTGAGTAATAAATTCGGCGCGTTGCGTTTCAACAGACTTCCAATATTCGAGTAACGCCGCTCTTGATGCGGAGTAACTTTGGCCAAAGTGTTTAACTAAAATTTCATATGGAATTTCTAGTGCTGCGCCTACGTGGCTAATAAGTGAGGACGTAAAGTCCGCAAAGCTCGAAGGTATTGGCGTTTTTTCAGCCACATTCACTTTTTCACCAGGCGCCAAGACATTTACTGTGCCGTTGCCTAATTCGATTGTTTCGTCGTTTTCAGCATCCACTTGATCATCTTCATCAATCGCAGTCCCGAGTGACATATCGTCCGGTGCTTCCGATTCAATAAAGATAGCCATCAAAGCGTTAACTAATACCTTCATAACTTCCGCATCATTGTACCGGCTAAGCACTTTCAAGTCCTCGATTACCGGAGACAATATAGGGATGCCACGCAACTGGCCGCTTCGCTCAATCGTCATAACCTGGATGATATTCCGCCGTCCAGTTTGTGTTCCGTACTTTGGAATATATGTGTAGTCATGATCATCGTTAAAAGAGTTGTACAGCTTATTTAATACGTAGAATCCAACGGCTGCGCCATATTTATTGAACTTAACGCCGTGAATGACATCGTTATTCTCATCTTCTTCACACCCTATATATTTAGGCGGAGAAGATACAAGAATTGATTCGACAATCTGCAAGCGCAACGGGTAAGGGTTCTTATCCGTTTGATTAAACAGCAGTGGTAAATTTACAAATGAATCGCCGTACAATAGCTTTTCATAGTAAACTAAAGCCTGAATTCCGTAGAAATCGGTCTGTTCACGCGCATCACAGTGCTTTGCCCACATTGCGAACTCACGTTCTGTCTTGCGCTCCCAAGCGTTCTTTTCTTCGAACGTTAGCCCTAACTCCTCGTAGCGGATATTAGCTTTAAACCTTAGCCCAGGACCAATAACATTGGTTTTATTCGTCTTCAGCGCGCCTGCTGCAATCGGTGTACCTTGTTGAAGGTCTACTGACCTTGCCCGTAGCATCCTAAAGTTAGCATCGATATCATGCCTTGCATCTTGAGAGTTAACCAGGTACCCTTTTGCGCTAGATTTAAAACTGTTAGCGCCATGATTAGAATAGCCAGAGTTTGTTTTACTCCCAGAATATTGCGTTTCTTTATGCCTGCCCGCTGCGGTTTTCATAAACGGCTTCTTGTGTTTACTCATATATCACGCGGAATGACACGATAGGCACGACGGCGAGGTCTATTCTCAAGCCTTGCTACCTCATTACGCCAAAAGTTGATGCGGTCTTTCACCTCTTGCACATTCGCACGAGTTAACCGACGATTACCTATGGTGTATTCTTTGCCTGTTGCCAGCGCTAAATCTGCTTCTAGCCACGCCTGTAAGTGCTCTTTTGCCTCATATATTGTCCATTCTGCCATCCTTTCACCTCCTTTCACGCATTAAAAAAGCGCCCATATTGAGCGCTTAGACTTGTGCCATGCATAGATTGGAACATCATGCTTATTAAAGCCTGCGTTTCCACATCCGTGTGGCACAATATCTCCATGTGTTTGATATCGTGAGCCGATATATTAAGGCCTTGCCTATATTTATATAAAAATTCGGGAATTGCCTTTTCTATTATCAAATATAAATAATAAGGGATTACGTTTCGTGGTTGAATCACTACGTATTTAGCATCAACTTGTTGCGCTTCTTTTAGATATAGCAATTCGCCTTTACTAGCAGATACCTGTAAGCAAATACAGCCCTCCGGATATATTTGATTCTTCTTAGGCCGTCCCAGTATATCAGCAACTTCCGTAATTTTAATTTTCTTGTAATTTCTTAACATTACACAAACATCTTTTGAAGTAGATACTTCTTAACATCTTCTATTTTTTTTATCACGGCTTCTTGCTCCTCGACTGTACAAGCGCTATCAGAAGATACCAAAAATTCTGTAAATTCTTTTACAAATTCATCATGCTCTTTCTGCGCGTCCGGATCTGTACAAACTAATTGCTTTAACATCTCCGCAATTTCTAATCCCAACGTCCGACTTTCTCGATTAATTTCGTTTAAGTCTTTAGCGAGCTGTACCGCATCTGGTATTTCTTCCGGTTCAAAGCTGTCAATGTAGCGAGGAATATTCAGATTATAGTCATTATCTAAAATAGTAGACACGCTAACGTTACTAGAATAGCGCTCTATATCGGCTCGTTCCTTATAGGCTTTAATGGCTTTTTCCACCTGTTCGGCGGTCATTACATTTTTATTTTTGTGCTTAACGAAATCTTTTTGTGCATCAATAAATAAAATATCGGTGTTGGCTCGATTTTTCTTAAATACCAATATGCATACAGGTATACTCGTGTTTGTAAATAGATTAGAAGGCAGCCCTATGACCGCGTCAAGTAGATTATCCTCAATAAGCTTACGCCGTATATCGCCTTCTGCTTGCCATCTAAAAAGTACACCGTGTGGCAATATAAAGGCTGCTGTACCTGTCGCGTTTAACGAATGAATCCCATCAAGTATAAAGGCAAAATCCGCTTTACTCTTTGGAGCTAACTTATATCCTTCAAAACGTTCATCCATTTGCGGAACCCAAGATTGACTATAAGGTGGATTACTAATCACGGTATTATATTTTTTACTTCCAAGCATTTCTACTTTAGCTACTCGGCCAAAGCCCGATATTGCGGATTCAACTCTATAGTATGCAAGCTCTTCATTGGTAAGAACGTTCTTCTCTACTACTTCTGCATCGATATTAGCCATTAACAGATTAAGCAGCATAAAGGCTATCGCATTTTTTGAATACTCTTCAAGCCTTAGTGTCACGGTATTATCTGCCTTAAATTTGGCTAAGGACAAACCGCCAATCCCTGCGCACACATCACGAACATCACCGCCAGGGGTAATACCTCCGATTATATCTAGTACGCATTGTGGCGTGTAATCTTGCATATAGTTTTTTCTATCCGCGCTATGTTCTTCAAATTCAGTAAGTAACGCTTCATACGAATAGTACGGTTTTATCGCCTTCAAAAGTACCGAACATGTATTCGAATCTAGCAACGCCTTTGTTAGAGCGGTAGGTATTTCGTGCACTTCACGAATATTTAATTCTTCCATAATCCTTTGTAGGATTGTCATAATCGAATTCCTCCTCCCCTAACACGTCGTCTCGTTCGTTTCTTCGGTGCATCACCCGCTTTCACTACACGGGTCGTATTCTGATACGGCGTATACTCTTCCTTACTATTCCGCGCCTCTAAAGCTTCGAAGTTCGGGTTCATAATAGCAATAGCGGCTTGATTATAGTTTCTAATATCAAATGGTTCATTTCTTTTTCGTCCAGGGCGTAGCACCCATTGTTCTTTAAAATGGCCATTAACTAATTTAGACACTTTCATTTCTGCTAATAGGCCCTCGAAGTATTTCTTCCCATACCCTTTTTCATGGTCTTTTGGAAAGTGGCAATACCTCGGCTGGCCTTTTTCTTGGTTCAAATCGCTATAAATTTGTTCCTTGCCCGTATCTACGCCAAGCTTAAATAATTTAGTTTTGTACTTCTTCAACTTTGTAGGCAAGCCGTCAATCAGGTCTTTACCTGCACCGCCTACGCCCTTAATAGGGTAAACGCGCTTATGCCATCTAGTTGAGCAGTACTTATATACCGATTGGGTCTTACTACCGCCAGAGTCAATACACGTAACGGATACGCCCCTTTTTCTGCCATCGGCATAAGACCATGTCCGGTTTAAAATAATATCGTCCAATTCTTTCCATACGGCGTCGTAAGCGGGGTCCCCATATAATCTGAAGTATTGTATACCCCAGCTCTCATAATCTTTCCCCCAGCCTACAATTTCACACTCTAAGCGGTCGTCCTGTGTATCGACGCCACAGGTTAAGAGTAGTACTCCGTCTGGTAGCTCAGCTCCGTAGTCCTCCCTGCGTTCGTAAAGTTCTTCCGATTGCAGCGTTTCTGTATCCTCTTCGTAAGGAATACCCATTTCTGTATTAAAGAATGTCTTAACGCCAGCCGTCCCGAGTTTAGTCGCCTCTTCGTATTTATCTTGAAGTTTCCCCCAGGATGCCCAAGGCGAGCCGAACGCATTCATGTGAAAACTTCGGCAATTGTACTTCTTTAAATTCTCCGGCGCTTCCGCAATCCATTTGCCCTCTCGATACAGTTTCTTCCACTCGAACTCTTCTGATAGCGTTCCGCAGTGATCACAGGCCAAGTAGTACTTGCCTGTGTCCTCGTCTGCGTGGAACTTATCCCAGGAAGGATACACGTATTCGCCACACGCAGGGCACTTAATGTGCCATACCTCTTGCGTACCACCTAGATACAACTTTTCTATACGGCTGGTGCCTTTGGCCAACGGCGTGGATGCATACACGTGCTTTCGATTGTAGAACGTATTAGTACGCTTTTCTGCTAGGCTCAAAGGGTCGCCTTCCGTGCCTGCTGATGCTGGGTAGCGGTCAATTTCGTCCGCTAGTAATACACGAATTGGCCTGGATGCCAAATCTGCTGGAGCGTTCGCACCGACTAATGTTAGGTAACCGCCTGGAAAGGTCTTATTCAATACCGTATTGCCACTGTCCCGAGATTTTACATCGGCCATTTTATCGTTTAGTACTTTTGTGTCACGAATAAAGGGAGCAATACGAGTTTTAGAAAACTCTTTAGCTATGTCTTTTGTAGGCTGCATGAACATAATTGGTGACGGAAAGTAGTCAATAAAATAACCCAACACATTTTTAATGAGCTGGGTTTTACCAATTTGCGAGCCTGTCATATAGACTACTTTTTCGACATCAGGGTCACTCACCGCATCAAGCATTTCCTTTTGATAAGGTGCTCTATCGGTGGAATACTTACCTGGTTCAGCGCTATCCTCTGTGGAAAGTACCACGTTAGCGTTGGCCCATTCCGACGCAGTAAACTTTGGCGGTGGCTTTAGTACACTGGCCAGCCCTTTGAAAAGGTTGCATGTGTGCTTCAATCACCTTCACCTGCCTCGTCGTCATCCACGATAATGTCATCGGATTCATCGTGGAACATGTTCGGGTCATATTCAGACAATTCAGTTAGGCACTCATTCACCTCATCGAGAAGTGTATCTTGAATGACTAACAAATTCGTCTCCCCTAACACTTTAGGGGCTGCTTTTAACGGCAACGCCTGGAGCTTACTTTTAAAGTTATTCAACATTCGATTCATTACGGCTTTAACTGTGTTCGAGCGGTGCAATTCTCCATTCATGATCTTCAGTTTGTTTTCTTCAATCATCCGTTTAGTTCGAGTTAACAAAGTTCGTTCTGCATCATACCCGCCTTCACGTGCTTTCTTTTCGAGTTTACTTTCTCCGGTTTTATACGCAATAAAGGCTTGTACTGTTTTCGCAATATTGTACTGTCCGCGTTTTTCCTTTTCGAATATGCCGTCCTCGGTCAACTGCTGAACCCGTCGAGAGCTGATGCCAAGCACTTTTGCCACAATTTTAGATGATACTAATTCGTCAACGATTGTTACGTTCGTCACAGTCTCGCCTCCTTCCAAAAGTTGACCGATTTTGAAGCCGAACAGCAGTTCGGAAAAATAACTAACTAGCTATTCCGCGGGGTTCGGATGACCCACGGAAAATATTTTTTGTTTGGAGTACCTTTAAGGCCCCCTATTGGGGCTGAGGCCCTAGCCCCCATACATGCCCCCTCGCCAGTGCTGTTTGCGTGAATGTTTCATCATATCTTTAGCAAAGGCTTTGGCTTTGCAATTACCTTTACTGCCAAGGACAATAGCATTAGCAGTACACTTATTACGTTTGTTATGTAAACAATCTTTAATATGGCATGTAATATCTGTCATACTATTCTCTCCTTTCTATTGGCAGTTAGATTCTATTTTATTTGTAGGCTTAATCAATATCACCATAGGATGGTAGTAATTTGTTATAGTTAAGTACTCAAGGAAATCTCTTACATTATGTATTGGTTGTAGTTAAACAAGGCTATTATATTTTATGTCCAAGCATCTCAAAGGTGTCGCGAATTTATTTTGATATAGTTTGTTATTTGAAAGGATTACATTTGCATTACGAATAGGTACCCCCTATGATGATATTGATTAAACCTGCATAATACAAAAGGACGCCAAGTACATCTGGCGTCCTTTCCTTATTCACTTCCAGTGAAGTTTCCCAACTTTCACACCTACAGTATACCACATGTCGATGTATCGTTTTGTATCGTTTTGTATCGGCAACGCTATTTCAATCTAGCACGTATACGTCCTACCTCTACCAGGGCCCTATCGTGTAGCTCGCCACGTACTCTTGCCTCGCTATAGAATAAGATACTTGCTAGCTCTTTCCAGCTCTTCCCCTGTACGTATCGCTCAGTCAGTAGGACTGCCAACTCATTCGGCCGTACTTGGCTAATCACCCAACGGACTTCTGCTTTAATGGCTTTTAACCTTTCTATTTCCTTTCGTTGCAGTTCGACACATTGCTCAATACCAGCTACTATACCTGATAAATCGCCGCAATGCCCGCCGGATATCCTATCCTTGCTATAGTCCGTGGCGGACAAGGTATCCGCCTTACGTTCTATCTGTGCCTCAATATCACGCTTAATTGAATCTATGCGGTCATCAATTCGTAATATTTGTTGCATGTACTCTTTATCGGTCACTCTTTCGCCCCCTTGCAATATCTCCATATCTCGTACAGTTTGTATTGGTCCTCGTGCTTACGGCTCACCGTCCATGGACTTTTACCCTCAGCATACACAAGCGCCTTACCGGTACCGCCCCATACATCATCAATACGATAGAAGTGTCTATGATACCAATGTTTGTTATCATTCGATACTAACACGCAGTCACCTTGTTTAAAGTGTTCCATTCCCCATCACCTCATTGATGTATCTATCCAAATACCAACGCGCTTTTTTTAGGTCTTCGAGCTTATCGCCCTTGTACCCTGCGCGTGCGATGTACTTGATAACATTACCTAGATGATACGGGAGTTGTTGATCTTCGATAAAGTCAATCACTTCTATCTTCCCCCTCGTATAATGCGAGGGATGATTTACGGCATCATGTTCAATATTGCCATACAGTTTATCCTTATCTTCAACAGTTGGCGCATACACAGTTAACTTTTTACTGTCTTCCTTCTGTCTTTCTTCTGTCTCTTTACTGTCTACTGTAGTCATTTTTGCTTCCTCCTCAACTTCCTTCTTGGATTTATGACAGAATTTAATTGCACAATCAGGGCAATATTTACGCGGCCTGCCCTGTGGTTTTCTAAAATATTCAAACGGCTCCCCGCATCCTTCGCACTCTCTAACTTCTAATTTAGTGCCCGCCGGCGGTGGCGTCATAACTTCCATGCACTCCGGACAATAATCTTCCGAAGTTTTCACCGTAAACTTCGTACCGCACTTTCTACATTTTTTTTGCATAACGTTTTACTCCTTATACAACTCTTTACGATATTTAATGGCTTCGAGTAGTGCATCTTGCCCTACCTCTTTACGATCTAATGCTTTCATCACTTGCTCATCCATCGTCCCTTTTGTTACTAGATGATGGATAATCACAGGTTGCGTTTGGCCTTGCCTATGAAGTCTTGCGTTAGCTTGTTGGTATTGTTCTAGGCTCCAAGTTAGCCCATACCACACGATGATATTGCCACCAGCTTGAAGGTTTAGCCCGTATCCTGCCGATGCGGGATGGGCCAGTAACATTTGAATGTTTCCTTTGTTCCACTCAGCTACATCATCGTCGGTCTTTAATTCAACCGCTTTTGGAAAGGCCTCCTTAATCGCTTGCAGGTCGTGCTTGAAGTTGTAAAATACTAACATTGGTTTTCCTTCGTTGGTATCTACCAATTCTTTTAGCCGCTCCACCTTCTCATTGTGGACGATAATTGTTTCACCTTCATCGGTATAGATAGCCCCATTGGCCAGTTGTAATAATTTACCGGCCAAGGATGCTGCATTGAGTGCGCTTACGTCGTCATCATCAACTAAGCTTAGAACGTGATCACGTTCCATTTCTTTGTATAGCGCCCATTCTTTGGGATTCATTTCTACCGTGATTACATTCTCGATACGTTCTGGCAATGTTAGGTAGTCTTTAGCTTTTAAACTCATACAGATATCTTGCATCTTATGGAATATCGCAGTATCGCCGCCGGGCAGTAACCGGTAGCTATACACGATATGCCCATTTGTTTTATCTGGCGTAAAATACCTGGTGCGATACTCAGTCAAGGTCCTGCCTAATCGTTTACCGCCATCTAATAGATACATCTGCGACCACACATCCATTAATGTATTCGGTGCCGGTGTACCAGTTAAAATGACAACTCGTTTAAAGAGAGGTCTCATTTTACGCATAGCCTTAAACCGTTTGGCCTGCGGATTCTTAAACGATGAACTTTCATCGATGACAAGCATGTCAAAAGGGAACGGCTTCTTATGATAATACTCATACAGCCATTGCACATTCTCACGATTCATCACATAGATATCAGAATCGCTTTGAAGGGCTTTGATACGGTCCTTTTCAGGACCTAGCACAGATGCTATCTTCAAACAGCTTGTTTCATTCCATTTGTTAGCCTCTTGCGTCCAGGTCGATTCGGCTACTTTCTTAGGTGCGATAAGCAGCACTTTCTTAATATCGAATTGATCATACATTAACTGCTCGATAGCGATTAACGTAGAAATTGTCTTGCCTAAGCCCATATCAAGTAACAGCCCGTAGTGTGTATGGTCAATGATTCTTTGAATTGCTATCTTTTGATATTCGTGTGGATGAAAGTCCATAAATCGCCCTTCTTATATCATCAACAAACAAAGTAGCCCCTAATTTGCCGGTAACTACGGAAACGCTGGCACCCAGCTTTCGCATCCGTTCTATCTGCACGCGTTGATTGGGCCTTAATCGTCCTTTTTCGCCTTTTAGCTCAGCGAACACGACTAGGCCACCCGGTAAGATTATAATTCTGTCCGGCACGCCATCATTTCCTGGCGATACGAATTTCATATATATGCACCCCAGATTTTTGAGTTGATTTCCCAACCAACGCTCTATATCTTTTTCCATGTTCTCACCTCGTTCTCATTTAATAATTGGACACACCCTCGGACACGCCTACGAACCCACGCCTTTACTGGGTTTATGGGGGGGGTGTGTCCGATGTGCCCAATTTTTTTCCAATATATATATATACGCGTATTCGCGTTTTTCACGTGTATACGTATACATACGATTATTCACATATTTATATTTTTATTTTTATATAAATAATTGGACACACTGGACACATATTACTATTTATATTAGAAGTTATCTGCTTTTTGCCTGTGTCCGATTAGTGTGTCCAGGCGTGTTCGGTGTGTCCAATTATTACCATATATCAAAATTTATCAATGTATAGGGCTGAATAAATATTTTTTCAAACATTTGTACCTGTTAAATAATTGGACACACTTCAAATAATTGGACACACCTACTTTTCGTGATTACGATTATAGATTGATAGAAGGTCCGATTCTTCCCTTACAAACGCCCTCTGCGGACCGTAAAGCCTGCCAAAACGGGCTTTACCGGTTCCCTTTGTATAAGGGCTCCATCCTCGCATTGCTTGAAGTATGTCTGTAATCTCCCTGGCCTTTGCGTTCTGCAGGTTCTTCCGGTCCCCCTCCATCACTTCACACCATATCTCAAGGGCACACACCCGCTCCCGCTGCACTGAACCACAATGCTCGTCATCGCCATAGTTCCTAATATAATCGCGTCTATCAAAGATATCTAGCGACTCCCAATCTTCAGGAAGTAGCATTTCAAGATATTCTTCAATGAGTCCCACGAGCTCGCCACCTTCTGTGTGTGATAATTGGATTCTTAGGGCTTCTTCCTCAAGGTCTCCCTCGAGTACTAACGATTCCCCGTTAGACCAGTAGTAGTAAGCCTCCGCCCATAATTGGTCAATGTCATCTTGCGTTATGTCCCAGGCGTTTTTCGTCTTACGATCTTTGTCGCCTGTGATTGGCCAGAATCGGCGGTTACCTGTACGGTCTTTAAGAAACATCAAATTATTAGTGGAACCAGCGAATACACACTGGCGAGGGTACTCTTCGGTACGTCTCCCATAAGGAGAGCGGAACCGGTCAGAGGTACGGCTGATAAAGGCTTTTACAATTTCATTATCGTTCTTGTAGGTAGGTGCCAGTTCGGCGAGTTCATTAATCCATGAACCCTGGATTTGTTCGAGGGCATCTTTTGTCTTAATATCAACCAACGAATTATTGAACCATTTACGGCCTAAGCGTTCTAAGATTAAGGATTTACCTAAGCCCTGCGCTCCGTATAATACGATAGCCGTATCGAACTTGATACCAGGCACCATAACGCGTGCTACAGCGCCGCACATCCATTTACGAGTAACGGCTCTAATATACTCGGTATCTTCAGCACCGATGTAGTCGATAAATAGTGTATCGACTCTTGGCGTACTGTCCCATGTTAAACCGGTTAAATACTCACGCACAGGATGGAATTTATTATCTTGCGTGACTTCCTGCAGAGCATCGTCGATGATGCCTTTACCTTTGATCAGGTACTTTGTAGCAAAATAGTTACGCAGGCATGCATCGTCCGTATCGGTCCAGTAAGGGGTTTCATCTTTACCTCTCCACGGTAAGTCGTCGGTTACAACTAACCGGTGTGCAAACTCGTCAAGGCGAATACGACCTCTTAATGCAGGGTCGTATTTAAGAACCACTAAGCAGTTGAATACGTCAGACTCTGGTGTACCACGGCGGTCACGTTTAAGCTTTTCGAGGAAGTCTTCTTCCTCGTCCGTGATATCCTCAAACTCCATATCCGCCATACGTTCCTTATCGAGCAGTACGGGTGCGACGCCGTCTTTGTTGACAAAGTCAAGCATTGCCTTGTAGCTAGGTAAGTCTGTTACTTTGGTGCGCGGATCCGCGTCGGCATCTTCAGCGCCAAATAAGTGGATGCGGACAAGGTCAAAGGCATTGACGAGTTTACCGCTGATAGGGTCAGTTGCATGGTTCGAGTAAGCAAATGTGTCATTATCGTAAATAACAAGACCAGCTACTGAGCTGCCTTCGGTATACGTGTAACGGTCTTCGTGCTGCGTTGGCGCATAGACATCTGGGAGAAACTTATGTATAGCTTCTGTGATACTATAGCTCCTACAAAAGGCGCCCAGTAATCCTTTTTTCTCCAAAGGGTTACCCTGCTTTTTGGCCGTGTCGAGGCGAATTTGTGACTCCTTACTTGCTGTTGGCCAAAGACTTGTATCTCGCCAGTCTCTGTAGGTACTTAAATACGTATCGACTGAAATAAGCTTACCTTCATTATGTTGGTATACATACCCAACATCTTTAGGGCAACTCGGCCAGTACATCAGACGTTCAGCCTGGTGCGTGGATGGGTCAAAGGAGTCAATACCAATATCATCAGCAATGCGTCTTGATACAGCCTGGTACTCATCAGGGGTCATCACTCTATCGGTAGGAATGATGATGCGGTATCGAGGATTATCGGGGGTGTGGCTGTGCGTACTGTATAGCACGTATTCCATATCGCCTAGTTCCAAATCAAGGTTTGAAATAAAATCCTCGCTAGGCGAATCCGCATCAAGCGTGATTAAGTATCGCTCCTTAACGGCACCCCTAACCCGTCTACCATTTTTAGGTATATACCCACCAACAAAACCGCCTACATCTTTCCGCCTGCCTTTTTCGTCCTTAGGCATTTTGGCGTATTCAGCAGCCGTTTCATTGGTTATAGTTGGCTCGGCCAATTTCTTGGCCAACGCACTCCAAGTCATTTTCTGAGACTTCCAGCTACGGGCGGAGCGATTTCTGCCCGTAGCTATGATGATATTTGTATCCATATTACCTCGCTCCTCCCTTCGCAAATTGGATGTCTCTTATAAATTGGGGTACTTGTAATTTATGCTTTTTAACCCATTGGCATACAGCATAATTGACGTCGTGGTTATCACTAACACATCTGTTATTTTTTAACTTGGCCTGGTGTATTTCAACAAAGTTATCGGTAGTCTTATTAGGGTTAACTTCAATGCATGCTACAGGCTTGTCACTTTTATAAACGCCTACGATGGCACACGTTCCAGCTTTTACCTTATCTACATAAGTTCCAACGCAGTTATTCAATTGCACACCTAATCGGATGATGCCGTGCGTCGATTTGATCACGTTGAAAGTTAGCCCTTCAACTGAATCTGCTAACTTCTTATGGCGTAGGCTCTGTTGCACTGGCAAGTTTTCGGCTTCTTCAAATTTAGACAAGCACACAATCTCGTCGTGCAGGTCTTTAATTTGAATTCGTTTAGCCCAAACTTCCTTCTTCTTGCTTCTTGATAATCTAAGATACATATCAGCTGTATCTTTAATTTCAGAATAGGAATCGGCGTTTTTAATAAACAGTAGAGTACGCCGCTCACCGTATTGGTGCCTCATGATGGATAGGAACTTTGTAAACATAAGCAAGGCTTGTTCGCTATTCCATATTGGCCACGATTGAATATATCCTGTGCTCCCGCCTTCCTCTGCTACGAGGTCTGTAAAGCCCTTTTGATAATCCATACTTTTGAATATCTTGCTGGCCGTCTTAATGACTTTCACATAAAAGAAAGGACGCATGGACAGTAATCTTCGAACCCAGCGCTTATCCGGCAATTCGTAAAGCTGTATTAGAGCTTTAATAAAGGGTGTACCGGTACTTGTTAAGTCGGTAATATTTGAAGTGCACACCTTGTCAGAACCGAAAGGCCTAAAATAGGTGTCATAGTCTTTAGCTAAGGTATCGTTTAACGCAGGTGCATCTGGTGCCAGCATTTTCCATATTAGGTTATGGAGCAAATTATCAAGCGCCCCATACTTGGACGATAACAAAACACCCTGCCTGATAGGCTTAACTTTGTAGCCTACTTTTTTAGATAACTTAGTAAAGTAGGCGTCCTTTAGCACTCTAGCAAAAGTCTTTAGCTCGTTTTTATGTTCGGCTAATCGACAATTTGGAGTCGCTACAAGCCAGCGCAAGGGTAGCGATTTTGAGTAAAAGCACGATATGTTAGGCTCAATTTCAGATACTATATCGGCACGAGTACGCTTCTTTTGAACCAGGAATACTTTTCCTTGTTTAAAATCAAAACGCAATATGTCGATAAGATGTGGTTTGTATCCAGGGTAAATCGACTGCATATCGTTATCAACGTATACTGTGTGGTAGTCGAATTTAACGTCTAATATTGATCCCCTATCGATGATTGAAAGTTCAATATCAAGCGGAATATTGTCATTACTCGAAACCTCAGCAACACAATCATCATTTGTGTGAATGCGTTCACCACATTGCGGGCAATAAAACTCATTTGACATATAAGGGTCTACGATTCTACCCATCCCCGAAGATACGGAAGGCCACAAGCAGGCAAATGATTGCCCGCAATCCACGTGGTAATGTACAGCAGGTGACCAAGAGTTCACTTGCTTGCGCCGTACTAGGTCATACAGCTTTTTAACTGACAAACTAAATAATACCTTCATAAGGCGCTAACCTCTTTCTTATAATAAATCGTCTAAATTGTCTTCTTCAGGAGTTTCCTCAATCGGTAGTGTTTCTTCAACAGGTGCTTTCTTCTTAGAAGTACGTTTACGTTTTGGTTTTTCTTGTTCTTCTACTGCCGGAGTATCTTCTACCGGTTCTTCCACCTTATGCGTTTCTGTTTTCTTACCATTGAGTACTTTAAGACCCAAATCACAAGCAGCAATACAGCCTTCGCAGTACGTCATAGCGGAGTCTTTACGTTCGCTAGCAGGTGCGTTTTTTACTAATTCGTATAAGCTATCAATGGCTTCGCGTTGTTGTTTAATTTGTTCTTTATTAATCATAATGACTTCCTCCTAGTCTTTCATATAATACGGGTTTTCAAACCCAGCTGCGTTTAATATGAGGCCCTCATTCCAGGGCTCAGGTTTACACATAATATCTATTACTTCATCTAAACTGCCTTCACCTATAGGTGCTTCGATAACCACTTCATCATGGATATGGGCTACAATCTTGTACCCTGCTTTTGCCAGTCTTAACATTGATGCGGCCAAGCAATCCCTTGCAACGGCTTGTACAATGTTTTCGACGAGCTTTCCGCCGTAGGTTTCAACTCTGCCCCATGTATTCTTAACCTGATCCATGCCGTCATACTCAATCGATTCACTACCAAACCGATTGAGCCCTATTCTAGGTCTCGCGTAAGCAAGCCTACGCCCAGAGGGTAACTCGATAAACATAAACCCTTTCGATTTAAAGAATTTAATATTACCCTGTCTAATTCGTACAGGTTCGCCAGTCTTTACGACTTTCTTGGCTGCAGTATCCGCATCCTTCCAAAATCTCGTAATGCGTGGACTAGCTTGCCGCCATGCTTCGATGATGCCTGGAAGTTCGTCTTCAGGGATTTCTCCTTTTGAGTCCATCGATTTCATGGCGCCTACACCGCCGCCATAGCCCAGTGCCAATTCTGCAACCTTCCCTTTTTGCCGTAGATGCCCATTCACCCCGTGTTTTACAACAGGAACGTGGAACATACTAGACGCGGATGCGCAGTAGATGTCGCCACCTTGTGCAAATACATCCTGCCTCCACTGCTCGTGAGCGAGCCAAGCAATAACGCGGGCTTCAATAGCACTAAAATCAGCTACTATAAATCGGTGTCCTTCTTCGGCTACAAGAGCCGTACGAATGAGTTGCTTAATCACATCACCAGGATTTCCATAGAGTAGGTCTAGCAATTCTACATCTCTACTTTTAAGAACGTCCCGAGCTGTATCTAAATCTTCTAGGTAATTACGAGGTAGGTTCTGCAGTTGTACTACACGACCTGCCCATCGTCCACTTCTCATAGCTCCATAAAACTGAAGCATGCCGTGGATACGCCCATCGGAACATACTGCATTTTTCATGGCCAAATACTTTTTAATTGAAGAGTTGCCCAGGACTTGCCGGTTCTTCAGCACAGTACGCACATCGGAAGGAATATCCTGCGACAGTAGATTTGATACGTCATCCTTTCGCATCGTCTCGACTTCATAGCCAAGGCGATTTGATAACCAATCCTTAAGTTGCAACGTACTATTGGGATTATCTAGCCCTGTTAGTCGCGCCGATGATGCGGTGGCCTTTTCTACAATTTCATCGTTACATTGAAGAGCCGCATCAACGAGGTCCATATCTACCTTTACACCTCTCCAGTTGATATCTTGATCAAGTAGCCAATACTTGTGCTCAATTTCCGGCGGTTTCAATGAAAGCAGGCGTTTACGAATGGCCTTTTCAACCACTACGTCCTGCCGGTTGTATTCAATAAATTCGGCCCATTTGTCTGGCGCATCCTCTGGCATATTTCGTGTCTTAGGATTCGTCTTAGTTGGTTTTCGAGGAACAGAGAAGAATTGAATTAGGCGTTTACCCCGTGAATCCTTGGCTTCTCCTAATTTCAAAGCCTTGGACACATTATCGAGGCTTGCCGGTAAACTGCAGTATAACGCTAGCACAGAGGTACATTCCCAATTCGTATAATCCGCATCAGGGAAGTACTTTTTAAGGCACAGCATTTCGAATGCTGCATTGAACGCGGTCTTTGTAATTTCCTTATTATACAAAGCGTCCACCACCCTTTCGGGCAGTGGATTCTTTGTCATATCAATTACTTCGACAGGTTCGTTATCAAAGCTATAGGCAAAGAGCAGTATTTCAAATGTTGTATCATCAACGTATCGCTGCGCCCCATATTTAATAGGGCAGGCGCAATAGGTTTCCACATCAATACTGAGCTCCATATATGCCTCCTTAGATTAAATCGTCGTCATCGTCTAGGTCGCCTAAATCATCATCACCGAAGTCATTAGCAGATACATGTACACCTCCGAGACGTTCGCCATCTTTGACTTTACGGATGCCGTTTAGGCCAAAGCCTACGCCTTTCTTACCGTTGAAGTTATAGGCAAAAACGGAAAGCGCAACTTGTGCGTATACACCAGAATAGATTTCTTCTTCGATGTCGAAGTCATCCATTTTGATTTTGTCACGAGTAAACACGATAGGTTGCTTATCGCTATTGGCATTAATGAAGTATTTACCAGCGTATGTTTCCGGTTGGTCAACTACTGCTTCATCAGTATCGCCGTCGCGTAAGTTCAATTTAAGGTATGCTGCTTTACCTTCTACCTTAGCGACTGCTTTTGGATCTGCTTTAAGTTCTTCAATCGCACGTTCAAATGCTTTGATTGTCTTCTTATCTGTTTTATCGATAATGATTTGAGAGCTGTATTTTGCTTTGCCGTCGTCGTTTTTACGAGGGGAAGCGATATTTGCATAAGAAAGTCTTACTACACCAGTTGTTAATTTAGCCATGTTACTGTCTCCTTATTTCTTAAATGGGTTACAATTATGTTCGAACCCTATTACCGTGTTAAATAAATTATCTAATTCGTCTTCGATATCAGACCTTTCGTCATCTAGTTGAATCCACTCATCGTCTTCTTCCCAAGAATATTTCGAAAGGTCTAATTCAGTTTTATAATAGTCTTCTATCGCCTCACACTTAGCATCTACTGCGCAATAGCGAACGTGTAAGCTAGTGGCATAGGCAATAGTAATTTGGTAAAGCTCGTCGAGGTAATGCCCCCGTTCATGGAGCTCTTTTGCGATAGCCCGTACAGATGTCATTTTTCAATCTCTGCCATTAGCTTCGCTACTAATACTTCTAGTTTAGAGATACGGCTTTGCGCATCCTTCGCTTCAGCTACGTAATCGCTACCTTTACCAAATTTGAAAGATGCGCTGACACTGTACATGTTTTCACTTCCGAATGTACCTGCAATGCCTAGTAGTACTTTTTCATTAGGTCTGTAATACAAACCTAATGCTACTGCATTGGCATTGTGGTAATGGCCATATGCAATAGATGCGCTGAATTTATCATCTTTGTTGAATTCCATAGGATGTAGGCCAGCTAATGCAGCCGCACCTGCACCTACTTTATTTACTCGGCCATCTAATCGGCTAATGTCTGATTTTAAATTTGTTAAAGCATTATGTGTTTGATGCTCTAGTACATCAATTCGTTGCTCATGATTTGCTAAGATACGATTGTGTGCATCCATATCTTCACTCATTGTATTAATGGCATCATATGCAGCATGTAGCTGTGATCCATTTACCGCATCAGTTGAAGATGCATCTATACGGCCTGCAGCAACGTTCTGAATTTGTCGAACATAATGTTTTACACCACCATATCCTGCACGGTCTTTACTACCAACGCTTACTACTGATGTTGCATCTGTACCGGCAAATACATATGTTGTATTATTTACCTTCGCTTGTAGTTGATTAACTGCATCATCTGTTACACTATTCGTTCCTAGTGCAACACTATTTGCCTTATCCGCGATTGTATTGTTTCCGAATGCGAGTGCATCAGTAGCTAATGCTTTGGCGTGTGTGCCAAAGACGAGAGCACCTTGGCCAGTTGTTTCGGAGTTAGATCCGAATACAAGCTGTTCTTTTTGCGTCCCGATTTTATTGTTGTAACCTACTACGGCGGACTGGCCACCTGCTACGGTGCCATTGTTAGCACCGATTGCCACGGAGTTTTCACCAGTCACATTATTGGAACGGCCAAAGGCCACGGAGCTTTCGCCTGATACGAATGCACCATTACCGATAGCGACGCTATCATAAGATGCAGTTCGTGCCTGGTTACCTATCGCGATGGTGTACTCGACTAAGCTTTCAGCGTGAGAGCCGAAGGCGAAGCTATTACGACCTGCTGCAGTTGCATTGTTACCGCCTGCGAAGCCGTTTTCTCCCATTACAGTATTATTAGTCCCAAACGCCAACGCATTATTTGCGTTGATGTTATTTTGGAACCCCCATACTGCGGAGCTAGTAGAATTCGTAGATATGGTATTGTTTGTACCACCTACCGTATTATTGCTAGTTGCGCCGGCTACATTGACAGCCAGCGCGGAAATCGTGAGTACCGCTGTTACTGTTTTATTCATGTTTATACCTCATCATCAAATTCATTCATCATTGTTTCAACTGTATTAATTGCTGGGCGTTTATCGCTGTCCGGTACAAGTGTAGGCTTGCCTTCCGGCTTATCGATATACGCTTCTAAGTATTCGGCAACGCCCTTTTTACCGAGTACCTTTTGTAGATTTGTGATACCTTCAAGTTCACGTGGTTTAAATATGTCTTCTTCCTTATAGCCGTTATCGAGTAATGTTTTAGCAGCGGCGTCTGGATCCGTAATTGTACGTCTTGATGTACCTTCTACTAATTTGAAGCCCGGCCATTGTTTCTCGCCTGCGAGTGCTTTTTCGTACGCGAAATCGTAAACACCTTTAATCCATTTCGTGATTAAATCTTTCATCGCCAGGATGTCAGATACTTCGCTGTCCGTGAGTAATTGATTGAGCTTGCCCCCATCCTTATAAAAAGCAGTAAGGCAAGTATCAGATAATGCTCGGCAAGTATGCCGTGCTTTACAAAAGTTACAGTAATCGCAAGGCGTACAATTGCCCTCACCGTTAAAGGCACGTTGCGCGATTGGTTTTATTTCTTCCCCCCAGTCGAGCAATTCCTCAAGTGCCATTTCATCAGTAGACACACTGTCCAGTCTTGGCTGAACGATGGTCATACGAACCGATTTAACGTCATATAGGAATTCGTTAGCATCGTAAGCACCTAATGCGTAAAGTCGCATTTGTGTGTTTTCAATGGCACTAACAGGAACGCCTTTGCCGTATTTCAGGTCAATCACTTCCAGGATGCCGTCTGCTACGATTACCATATCGCCTGTGCCAAAGCCCTCAGGAACCCACCTAGAGAAGTCAAGTCGTGCTTCAATCATAGCTTCCGCATCAGATGAACGGGCACGAGCTTCGTTCACCTTTTCTTCGCAGATGTCTACATATCGGTTAACGGCCTCTATCATTTCAGTTGAGTAGTCTAGCTTAGGCGCTTTTTTGCCCTCTAGCTTATGGCGCAGGATTGATTCTGCTAGGTCGTGCGCTACAGTGCCTTCCGCAGCATACGGAGATTGTTCATCTGGGAACATCGCCTCTAATCTTGCAGAGGGTGTGCATACCAGCCACCTAGCACTACTTGAAGCACCTAGTAATGCGTGTTTCTTAGCCACGGCTATTCACCCATTCCATGACTTGAATACGTTGTTCATCGGTAGCGGATGTAACCTTTTCAGCGCCGATGCTATCTAAGAAGGCTTTGAATTCGCCTTTTGCTTTCGTTTTATCAGAGGCTTTTGCCATTACGTCTTTCACTGCTTCACGAGTTGCCTCGAGGCTAGGAACTTCCACTTTAGGTTCTTCCGCTTTAGGTTCCTCAGTTTTAGGAGTTTCTACTTTAGCAGGTTCTTCTACTTTAGGAGTTTCCTTCTTAGCAGGTTCGGCTTTAACATCATTAGTGGTCCAGTTCGCTGGTTCTACGTCTTTAACAGGCGCGCCTACGATGGATTGGTAAAGATCTTTCACTTCTTGTTCTAATTCAACGGCTTTATCTACTGTGATTTTTAACTCGATCATTGTTTTATTTCCTTTCGGTTTAACGATGTGATATACTTTAAATGGATATTTTTCTATGTGCCCTTTACGCATTGCCGTGCGTGAGGGCATTTTTTTTGCGCCCAAATCCTCGCATTCATCAGGAATGCAGTAATCTTTGTCAGGGCGCGTTGTACAGCCTCGCAATTTAATCACCACCTTTCAAGGCGCTTAAATCTAATGCTGTTCCCCTGTCAGTATTTTGCCATTCATAAAAGTCAAGTCCTGACGATTTTAAAATATCAGCAGCTGCTTTACCTCCAGGGGCGGCATCGATAACACGACGCGCAGATTGATAAGCGTTCTCTAACTTTTCAAGTTTTTCATCATACGGTTTTGCAATTGTATAGAGTAATTTAATCTCATCTTTTGGGCTATCAATTCGCGCCGTCCACAAATTGCTTATCATACGGTTTAACATCACATCACAAGAGACAAGACTTTGTTTGAATGTCGAGCCGTAACCTGCTTTTTCTAGCGCGTTTGCAACCGATTCTGCAGAAGATAATAAATCTTTAAATTTTACAAATAGAGAGCTTGCTTCTACGGCGTTTCGCAAAGCTTCTGTTCGTGCGTTTTTCAAAGGCTCATACCTTTTCAAATATTCACTACGGACAAAGTCACGAACTGCCGATTTTGTAATGTTTATTTTTGGCATAATATTCTCCTTTGTTTTACGGGTTGATGTATTTCTTTACATTTTTTACACACGGCGCGCGGTGCGCCTGTCGTAAAACTCCAATAATGGTAGGGGCCTTTTAGCCTCTTATTGCATCTCGCACAGCGCTGAGTTCTCATACGTAAGGCCCTTAAAATCTATAATACGTAGAGCTCTGTACCTGACGGCTACGCATTAATTTACGGCGCAATCGTCTGACCTCAATTCTGTACTCAGATACCATCCAAGCCATGACACCGCTTAACACTTGAAACAGCGCTTGTGCAAAACCAATGCGGTCAAGTTCTAAACTGCCTACCGTACCGATTATCATCAGTAGGCCGATTCCTTTAAGCATCCCGTTCATACGATGTGCGCCTCCTTAAATGCTTCATTAATCTTCTCTTCCGGCCAGCCCAGTGTGTTGGCCAAGTAGAATCGGAACCCTTCTCTATCAATTGAAAAGGTGCGACCCTTTTTGCCCTCCGTTTGCCAGCACTGCGCAAAGGGGAACTTATCTCTTGCGATACATTCACGTATCGCGGTCATAGTTCTTCCCAATACCGTGGCCATCTGGCACACGGCAATTGTTTTAGTTATCATAAATAACTCCTTCCTACCAGTGATAAGCGGTGATTGCTGTCACTATGATGATAAAAATACTAACAGCCGCAGAAAGGCTAAGCATTAGCATCCAAAGACAAATGCTTATAACAGCTTGTATATCGCGCTTTTGCATTATGCTTACCTCCTTAATTCCAAGAAACGTACACATCGGCAATTACATCGACAATGTGTTCAGCATCAGCGAGCATTTCATACTCAATGTCGATAATTTTTGAAATTCCTAACGCCATTGCAATGGCGTTCTTACAATGTATTTCAAATCTCGGTAAGGTCCATCCGTGATTGCCTCGGTTTTTACGTCTTTCACAAGGTATCCCTTGTTCTTCGGCCACCGTGCGAATATATTGAGTTAATAATTCATGCGCGCTAGCTTGTGTCATTAGTTCAAGGAAAGCCACTCGTTCTTCTAATAATCTGATTCGTGTTTCACTGTTCATCTGTTTTACCCCATTTCATATTGAATATACGAAATATCGTACTATTTTGTAAAAAAAAGATAGTCTAAAGACTCGCATATACCAAGAGCGGCTTTAATTTTAATTGCTTCATTAAGCAATAATGGATACTTGCCATTTAACTTATCTACAAGTGTCATGTACCGTATTCCTGTTTTAATGGATAGATCCTTTCTACTCCAACCTAGACGGCCAAGCTCAGCATTTACATTTGGGTACATATATAGTCTCACCCCTTTCTCTATATTTAAAAATTAGTATTAACACACGAAATATCGTGTATGTTTATGGCTTAATTGTAGTACGAAATATCGTGTATGTCAAATTTAAGGTTGTTTAATATTCTTTGCAAGCTAATTTATATATGAAATATCGTGTTTAGATATTGAAATATCGTGTTTATAATGGTATAATTAGGCACAAGATAATTAGTTAGGAGTATAAAACAATGACCAGAGAAGAATTTTTAAAAGAACGAATACTACAGATAGATAGTATTAGAGGATTTGCGGCATCAATAGATATGCCTTATACAACACTTTTATCTATTCTTAAGAATGTAGGTGGAGCATCTATAGATAATATCCTTAAAATTTGTAGCGGATTAGGGATTTCTGCTGACTACTTAGCCACTTTAGAAGACGGCTCTCGCTTAGATGATTCATTTGATCCCGATTTAATTGCATTACAACGAAACTATAAATCGTTAGACAATGCATCTAAAAAGGAGCTAAGTTCTTATGCTCAATATCTTTACACTAAGCAAGGAGGTAAAATGCCTGAGGATGATGATATCGACTAGTAAAGAAAATGTAATACAAACAGCTAATAAAATTAGACCAATACTAACTAATAATTTAAAACTAACAGCCAGACCCATATTAAGATATTTAGTTGATAACTACGGCGTCAATATAATGACTTACAAAGAAGTCGAAAGAGATTATAATATAAGCTCCTTTCAACTAAATCGATTAACGCAATCAAATGATGCCGTATCATATTATCTACCATCAACACAACAATTCCATCTATTATATAATTCCGACGTTTCTACCAAAGCCCGCAAAATATGGAGTATTTATCATGAAGCGGGACACATTATTCGTGAGCACCAATTAGCTTGCCCGGACAGTAGTAAAGACGAAAGAAAGCTAATGGAATGGGAAGCTAATACGTTTACCAGAGAAATTTTGGCACCAACTACATTAGTTTTAGGTGCAATTTCTAAATATCGTAAAGGCTCGGCAACCTTTCAAGATTTATATTTTATGTACAGACATTTATTTGGATTAAGTAAACATGCCGCTTCTTTAGCTAGTAGCAAAGTGTACAGGGAATCGCCAACAATTAACCAAGATATTTTGAACTTTTACAGCGATCAACTCAGCAATATATTCCCATATATAAAAACAAGATATGACTACGAACAAGTATTAGCTTGCATAACAAAATCAGAGTACGACGTATTTAAGAGTGCTAGAGATTTGTTAGGATCGTGGACACCTATTAGTCGTACTTATACACTATCTAAAATTTAGGGGGATCAATAAAATGAAAAAAGTGTTAGTAACAGGGATTTTAATTACTGCTTTATGTATCGCCGGCTGCGGAGGGCCAGTCGATAATATCAAAGATGCAACAGGTTTATCAAAAGAGCAATCTCAGCAAGTACTTACCGAATTACAAAGCGTTGGGGTCACTGAGTTCGGTAATGTAAATAAAGTAGCAGACCAGCAAGGCGTGTATTACATTGTTGATGAAAAGTATGGCCAAACATTCTTCCGCATCAAGGATGATAAAGTTAGTGAAATCGAAAATAGCTTCTCTACCGTTTACAAAAACGGCCAAAAGACAGACGATATTAGCAAGGTCTATATTAGTGATCAACAAAAAGCAGCGTATCAAGTAGCCGCTAAAGACGCGGTATCCGCTCGACTAAAAGCACCATCTACTGCTAAATTTGATATAAAACAAGTCATTCGTTATGATAATAGCGTTACCGTTCGTGGCACGGTTGACGCACAAAATGGATTTGGCGCAATGGTTCGTGGTATGTTCTTTGTAAAAATCAAAGCCGATACGGGAGAAGTAGACTCCGTCAGCATTAATAATTTCTAAATCACCCCTTGCACAGCGTGATATAATAAAGGTACCCGTACCCATCCACGCTTCAGGGTTTAACGACCACAGCGCACCAGGATGGGTCTTTTTGTTGAAAAAAGCCAGTCATTATGCAGGTTGCTTCGAATTTGTTGACGTCAACAAATTCGGAAATATGTGGGCTTCGCGGTAAAAAAAATAAGCCCTCACCGCAGTGAGGGCCTTTAAAAATATCATACTTTAGAGGTACTCTATTTTTACTCCACAACCATTATAGCATACCGCTGAAGTATATTCACTATACCAAGGAGGTTGTTATATTATGGCAATGAAACGAGCCAACGGAACAGGATCCGTTTATAAAATGAAGCATAAGCCGTTACGCAAACCATACCGTGCCGTGGTGACCCTTGGATATGACTCCGAGGGTAAACCCTTGCGAAAATCTATAGGCACCTTTGCGACGCAAAAAGAAGCGTATAATGCCCTATCCGCTTATGACGCAAGCGCACCACAATACGAGACCAAAGATACGACCTTTGGCCAATGTTGGGAATGGATGATTGAAGATAAGATACGTAAAGGAGTTATTTTAGAAAAAGGAGGCTATCTTTACAATAAAAAGAAGGTTGAGCATCTACTAAAAATACCTATCAAGGACATAAGACTTGCACATATGCAAGACATCATTGACAGGTATGCAGATAAAAGCCATACAACTTTAGTACAAATTAAAACTGCTATGAAAGCAACTTTTGACGCAGCTATTAAAAATGATATTGTCGATAAGAACTATGCTGCTCTTGTGACGCTTCCCCAAAAGGTAAAATCTGAAATCCATAAACCCTTTACTCCTGTTGAGATATCTCGTTTATGGGAGCTGGCAAAAACAGACCGGGGCGCCCGCATATTATTAGTATACATATATTCAGGAATGCGACCTGGTGAAATCCAAAACATTAAACTAAAAGATGTCTATATTAAAGATAGGTATATGATCGGTGGAAGTAAAACTGCAGCAGGTAAAAACCGCATCATTCCAATCGCAGAATCTATCCTGCCGTTTATTAAAGAGTGGTATAAATTAAGCAACTTCCAACGACACGAATATTTACTTCCAAAAGATACTCCTAAGCATTTATTAGTAGCCATTCGTACCTATTTAAACAAACATTTCCCTGGGCACCTTCCGCACGATGGACGACACACGTGCGCCACCCTATTGATTCATATTGGTATATCTGAAGCTACGACAAAAACTATATTAGGTCATCGACATTCGGACGTAACAAATCAAGTATATATCCACAAGGATGTGTCTGAGTTAGTGGCGGCAGTAAATAAATTACCTGATAAGGATAGCCTTTTAGGCGGGGATTACGTGTCTTTAACTTTCGCCAAAAGTTGA